TTCCACTAGAACACGATAAATAAATAGTGTTACCATATTGTGTACTAGAAAACGTACCTGTAATTCCAGAATAGTTTGCCAATCCTTGAGATGAACTTAATACTGCACCAGTGTCGGCTCTTACAGTTTGAAATCCAATACCGTCTGCACTACTTGACCAATGTGATGACGCTGTTCCATATAATAATATATGTGCAATCTTTTCAGTATCTCTAAATTTACCGTCAGTTGAAGCGTCATTACCTGTAGGCATTTGAAATTTAACTTCTATTGGATAAGACCACGTAGAATGATTTAATGTTACACTATACTGTCTACCGTATTGTGAACTTTTAACATACACCAATGCTTCTTGTACTTTTGCTGCTGTTGTAGTTGTGTTTTCTGCAATAGTTTTTTGTTTGTTAGAAACAAAAGTATAGTCTGCAATGTTTGTAAATTTAAAATCTTCTAAAGGGTTTGTTGATTGTAGATAAGTTGTACCGTTTGGAAAACTAACAGTTTTTTCTACACCATCTAAATCAAATACTTTAACACCTTGGTTATAAAACAAAGCAACGTATTGATTATCAGCGTCTCTGTTAATCCAATGTACAGCACAATTGTTCGGAATTGCTTGGTTGGATATTAAGTTAGCGACAAAGTGTGTGCCTGCTCTCTTTGATAAACCGTCAATAATATTTGATTGAAAGTTAACTTGGTTCTCAGCTTGAGATACATTTCTTTGTACTGGGTTTTGTTGGCTCACTCCATTTATCAAGTTAGGTATTGACTGAGATATTACTGCCATTGTCTAACTCCTTGATGAACGTTTGTTGCCACGTCTTACTATATAATTCATATTGTATTCATCTTTCAGTATGTTTGCGTCCATTGCTCTTGAGTCTGCTTGTTCAAAAGCTACGTGAGCTTCGTTTTCGTCTAATCCTGCAAGTTTAACTAATTCATTTGCACCAATGTAACGAGCTGCAAATCTTCTAGCTGCTTTAACTACGATATAACGTCTTGCATATTCTGGAAGATGTTCAAATTGTTGAACTAAAACTTTGTCAATCATAGGGTCTGAACTAAAAACATCTGTATGATTTTTTAGGTCATATAAAAACCCATTACGAATTGTATATTGATATAAATATTGATAAGGCTGTGAAGCTTCTGCTTGTACACAGTTTGCGTCTAAAGGTACTTTATTATTAGAGTCCCTATTTTGTGTTACTTCAAATTCTCTGTTAAAAAACCATCCTTGTGACTGAACACTCATAGACGTTTCATCTAAAATATTTTTAGCTACAGCAACGTCTGTTCCGATATTTCCAGTGATGGCACTGACTGGGGCTTCACCGATAAAACTAAGCATAGTGTTTATCGCCTGTAATTCTGTTGTCGGTGTTATCTGTGTTGTCATTGATTTTCCTTTGTGTGATTAAAGTGGGGGATTAAGTCTCCCTCTTCCCCCACTCCTTATAAGTATAAAGATACTTAAAGATTAAGCGTCTTTAATTCCTACTGCTGCTTCCGGTCTAAGCACACCATGTCCCATAGCGTATTTAGCAACCATTAGCGTACCTTGTCTTCTGATGTCGTATTCCATCTCAGTTGACAAGTCCATTAACTTAACAGTTCCGATTGCACTAGGGTGAGATACCAAAGCTTCATAGTTTGATAAGTCAACAGCTTGAGGGTTTGAACCACCCTGAGTTGCTGAACCTTGGTCTACACCAGAGTTAACATTCGATGCTACAAAATGAGGTACAGGTATTAAAGTAATTCCTGCAATCTTTTGTACTGTTCCCTCTGCAATTGAACCTCTACCACTAAAGTCAACGTTGATAGCATTAGTTGCGTTAGCTAATTTGTAGTACATTTCTGGTTTTAGAAATGCTACTCTTCCTTCAGCCGGAACATAGTTCTCGTCTAAAGTTTTAGCTGCGTCAAATAATGAATCAATCATTCCATTAGCAGAAGTTGCCGCAGTTGCACTTGCAATGTTTGTGTTAGTTAACACAGTACCACCAGGGTATGATGTGTCAGCTACGTTTGCACTTGCTTGTGCAGCTTGTCCGATTGTTTGTAAGATATGTTTATCTTTTTGAAAAGCTAATGCTCTACCAATTTCAGTTGAGTATGCAGCTCTAACTGAGTAGTGGTTCTTAGCTTCTTCGATGTTCGATAAAAACACATGAGAAATAAGTAAATCGTTTATAGTGATTACTTTTTCGTTATGGTTAATATCTGAACCAGTTATCTCAGCGCCAGGCGTATGATACTCTGCACCAACTCTACCCATTACTGGGAAAGTTGCTGATTTTCCAGAAGCGATACTTCTTACCATATCTCTTCCTTCAGTCTTACTCGCTCTTTCAAAAGAAGTTAAAACCTCTCCTGCAAAAACTTTCAGAAACAGAGCGTCTTCAGAGCCGGCACTATTTATTCTTCCTATATCGGAAGGACTTGCGTTTGCCATGTTATTTTCTCCTTATGACTGTTTGTTTATAAAAAGCCTTCACTAAGTTTTTTTCCTTCGCAAGATTGTCGTTCCTCGGAACGGTCAAGTTAATGTACTATCAACTTTGTGTTAGCAAGTTGCTACCTATAAAGGTAACACAACTATGATTTAGCTGTTTTCGCAGCTCGTCTAAAATTTGCTGCAGTAGGTGCGCCTTTACTTCCAGGCTTTCTCATTTTCTCACCTGAACCTGCTTTAATTCTAGCACGTTTTTTATGTATGTTTGCGTATAGTCCAGTTTTTGCCATGGTTAATATCCTTTACTTGGTTTTGGTTTTGGTTTCGGCTTTGGTTTGGGTTTCGGTTTGTATTTTGCCATTTAATATTTTCTCCAATTCATCTAAGTTATGTTTTGCACAAGTTAGTTTTTGAAATCTTTCATCTACTACTTTTAATAAATCATCATGCTCACCAATCCCTACTGGCTTTTGCAAATAAATATCAAGAATAGATGAATGTTCAGCTATACGTGCTTCATATAATTTTTTTAAAGCTAATAACATTACAGCCTACTGTTCTTTATTTTAGCTTGTACGTCTGCTTGATAAGCTTCGTCTTTAGAATATCTTGGGTCTGACATTGCTGCCGTTACTTCAGCCCATGAACGATAACCACTTGCATTACTTGTACTCGGTCTGTCACCTTTTGCTAAGTTAGGCTCAACACCTTCAGCATTTTTAAATCTAGCATTCAATCCTGCGATTGCTAATTTAGTTGCTTCAAGGTCTTTACCATTAACTGTAGTATTGTAAGCGTTTATTTCTGCTTCACTTAAATTATCTGAAGCCCATGACATCATAGACTTATAAGCTTCTGCACCACCAACTTCTTGTTTTAAAGTGTTTGCTGTTTGTGTTGCAATTGCTTCTTGTCCTTTAATAAAAGCGTCAACGTAGTCTTTAGGTATACCTGCTTTTTCTAAAGCTGTGTATGATTTTTCATCTAGTTGTCCGTTTTCATTATATTCTTGTTGTAAAGTGTCCATGTTTAATCCTGCACTTTCAACAGCTTCTTCTGCTTTATCAATTGATAAGTCAGATTCTTTAGTTTCTTTTTTAGGTTCAGACTCTTTAACTTCTTTTGTCTCAGACTGTCCTAATTTGTTTTCTAACTCTCCATATGCTTTTGCCATATCTTCTGGAGATTTAAATTTCTCAGGTAACCATTCTGGTCTATTTGTTTTAGACTCTTCTATTGGTTTATCCGATGTTTCTTCTGTAGGTTTTATTTCTACTTGTTCTACCATTTAATTATCCTCTTGGTTTTGTAACATTGTCTGCAACTTTTGGTGCAACAGCTTGTGCTGTCTCAACCATTTGTTGTTGTTGTTGCATTTGCATTTGTTGTTCTTGTTCTGCTTGTAGTTGTTCTGGAGACTTGATTAAGTTTTCAGTTTCAATTCCATGACCAGTAGCAAGTCTTTCAATTAAATCTCCAATGTTTAACATCTGTACTGCTTGTGGGTTCATTTGTGCTAACTGTCCTATCTCAGCTACAAACTCTCTAAGTTTCTGTAAGTCATTACCACGTCCTAATGCTTCGACACCAGTTATGATTGTTGGTCTTACAGCACCTTTTGGAAGTTTCGGTATTTCGTTTTTACTTCCCATTCTTGTCATTAACAAAGAAACTAGAGGTAATTGTAATTCTTGTGATAATAAAGAATAAATACCACCCATTGCTGTTTCAAGTTCATTAGCCATATATCTAATTTCTTGAGCAGTAACTCTCTCTGCTTGACGTTGAATTGCTGTGTTAAGTAAGAATGCGTATGCTAGTCTTTCTTCTAGTCTACCAATTGCTTTCTCTACTGTTTGTAAATCGTAAAATTTCTGTGCTTGTAACACGCTAACATCATCTTGATTTCCAGATATAATGTCACCGTTACGTGCTACTGCTAAATCTCTTTTCTTTGTTGTTGAATTTGGTTTTACCATAAATACCATTTTAGAAGAAGCCGCAGCACTTTCGACAAGTGATTGCGATAATCCCTCAAGGCTCTTTAAGTCACCGATAAATTCTTCAACGTAACTTCTTCCATAGTCCTCAGAATCTACACGTACCATTCTTAAACATAGCCATGGTAATTGGTCTTCATTGTGTTCACCAACTGAAGAAGGTATTTTAATTCCTTTTACTTCTTGGCAAACATAAAACTTTTTGTTCGGTAGTTTGTAAATATGTGTATATAAATCACATGAAGTTTCTGATTTAGCGTCTTCTTTATTATATTGTTGTAATACTAAATCTCTAACTTCTGGTTCTAATCCTAAAATAGAAACACTTTCTTTTACAACTATTTCTAATAAGTTTCCGTCACCGTCTCTTTTACATACATATTGATTTAACGGAAAAATTCTCATTGTACCTTTTTTAGGTAAATGACATAAAACATTACCACCAACAATTAAATGTTTGATAGCTTCAAAGATTGGTACTCTAATTGCAAGTGACTCAATCTTACCCATAACTTCACGTTCAATCTGCGCTAATGATTTTTCAATAGCAGTTTTAAGTTGTGGTTGTTCTTGTACTTGTTCTTTAGCTTTGCCTTGTATCGCTAATCTAAAAAATGGTTGGTTTGGGGGAAGTAATAATAGTAAGAGTTTACTAGCTAAGTTGTTAACACCTCTACTTCCAACTGATTGGAAGGGGCTATAAAAATCCTGTGTAGGAGTAAATGAATTTTCTGGAATTAAAGTCGGTATAGTCAATTCAGAACACTCACGACTTCTCTCTAAAAAGTGTTCTCTTTTTTCTGACAGAGAATTGTATCGGCTTTCTGCTGAATTATTTAAATTTTCTGTCATCATTAACGTCCTATACTATTGGCGTATTAGTGCTGCCAGGAATATTCAAATCAGTTTGCATTGCTACTGTACCTTTTTTAGACTTCTTCTTTTTTGCTATTTCCATAGCGTCTTCAGAAGCTAGTTCGATAGTAGGTGCTAATTCATCACCAGATGAAACTGCTTGTCTTACTGGTGTAATTGTCTCCTGTTGAGGAGGGTTTCTGTTTCCACCCATACACATAATTATTTCTCCTTTTTAATATTGAGGTATCGTTAAATCAGATGTTTGACTTGTCGTAATATCTGATGATTGCGATACACTACTTTTCTTTTCTGGTTTCTTCACCGGAGTTTTATCTATCTCTGGTGGATTGTCTTTTGGATTCATAATGTTTCCATCGACATATTTAATATTAGGGTCAGGTCGTGTAATGACAGGTGCTTGTTTTGTCGATGATATACACATATTACTTTTCTCCTAATAAATTATTTTCACTTCTATTTTTTAATTCAATTAACCAATTGACTACACTTCGTTGTCCTGCCTTAAACCAAACAGTTCTTTCACTGTCTTTTAAGTCAGCACTTTTTTCTGGAAAAACTTTGTCTAAAGTCTTAACAAGTTCTTCCACTGTGTAAGGTAATTGAATGTCGTCTAATGGATTCATATTGTTTTCCTTCTAATATGGGTACTATTTAACCCCACAAATCTCCTGTCATGCTTCCTTTTGCATATTCAGTAGCACGATTTTCAAAGAAATTTGTATGTTCTACGCCATTTAAAACCCAATCAAGCCACGGTAATGGATTGTCTTTGACAGCAAAATTAGGTTTTAATCCTAATTGTAATAGTCTTCTGTCAGCTATATGACGTATGTATTGTTTTATTTGGTCTGGCTCTATGCCTTCTACTCCACCTTGTTCGAATGCTAAATCAATAAATTTATCTTCTAATGATACCATGTCTCTAGCAACATCGTACAAAGTTTTCTTAAAGTCATCGTTCCAAATATGTTTGTTCTCATCTATTAACGCATGAAATAATTTTATCATGTTATCAACGTGATGACTTTCATCTCTTATGGACCAGGTAACTATCTGGCACATTCCTTTCATCTTACCAAATCTTTGAAAATTTAATAACATTACAAAAGAAGCAAAGAGCTGCAATCCTTCACCAAATGCTGAGAACGTTGCAAGGTCTCTAGCCATACCTTCAACACCATCACCTTTATTTCTAAAAAGATAATCGTGTTTATCTGACATAGCTTTGTATTCTTGAAACGCTTTGTATTCACTATCTGGTAATCCAATTGTATCATTTAATAATGAATAACTGTGTGCATGATTAGCTTCACTTGTTGCAATTGCAGACAACATCATTCTAATTTCTGGTGGTTTAAATTTAGGAATATAATTATCAAGGTACGCTTGAGCAATGTCGACATCACCTTGCGTAAAGAATTTTAATATTTGTGTTATAAGATTCTTTTCCTTTTCGTTTAGTCGTTCATTCCAATCTCTTACATCTTCTGCTAATGGTACTTCACTAGGTAACCAGTGCATTTTTTGTTGTTGGTCGTAAGCTTCGAAAGCCCACGGATATTGAAACGGTTTGTAATATTCTCTTGCTTTTAATAAACTCATGTAAGTAGTTCTATCCCTTCTATTAAAATTATGATTGCTAATTCTACAGCTAAGACTGTGTGATACACTGTCCACAATACTGTCTGTTTATTTTTCTTATGACAGCTACAACACTTTTTCTTTTTTGGTTTATCCATGTCATCAAATATACTGCTGTCTGTCATTTTCCACCTCCTGCATATCTCATTTGTTTTTTATTCCTTCCTTGTCTTTTTTTCTTGTTCATCATACTGGTACTAGGTCTTCTACCAATACTCGTCTTTTTAAACTTAGCCCTTGTTTCGTGTTCGACTGCGTTTAATAAATTGTTTTTCTTTTTTGCCATACATTATGCGTGACAAGCTAGACACTCTTCACCCTCTGCGTCTGGTCTCACTACCCTTTCAATTTTAGTTGATATAATTTCTGCTCTTTTAATTGCTTCTGAACGACAATAATAAAGAGTCTTTAATCCTTTTTTCCATGCAGACAAATGTAACAAATGTAAATCTTTAATGTTAACATCTGCCGGTACAAATATGTTTACACTTTGCGACTGACAAATATGTTTCTGTCTGTCAGCAGCTAGTTCAACTATCCAACGTTGGTCTATTTCAATAGCTGTAGCAAACACATCTTTTTCCCAATCAGATAATTCTTTTAAATGTCTAACTGAACCACGTTTTGCTAATATACTTTTCCATGTAGTTTCGTTGTCTATGTTTTTCTCTTTTAATAATTGTTGTAAATATTTATTCTTCATTAAAAAAGTACCACTCATAGTTTTTTGACTGTAAACGTTTGCTCTTACTGGCTCGATTGATGGGCTTGTGCTACCACAAATAATACTACTTGTTGCGTTAGGTGCGATAGCTAGTAAGTGTGCATTACGCATTCCAGTTCCAACCATGTCTGGTGCTTCACCTCGTTCTTCAGCAAGTTGTCTTGATGTTTCTTCAGCTTGTTTTTTTATGTGTGCAAAAATAGTATTGTTTTGCGCTTTAGCTAAAACACTTGCGAAAGGTATTTTTTTACTTTGTAAATACGAGTGGAAACCCATTGTCCCCAATCCAATACTACGCTCACGCATAGCTGAATACTTAGCACGGCTAAGAAAATCACTAGCGTTATTAATAAAATACTCCAATACATTATCGAGGAAACGAACCACATCAGGTATGAAGTGTAAGTCATTTTTCCATTCATCATATTTTTCTAAATTAAGAGAAGACAAACAACACACGGCTGTTCGTTCTTCATTTGTTGGTAATGTTATTTCACTACATAAGTTTGAGTGATGTACTTTTAATCCAATTTTCTTCTGAGACTCCGGCAAAGACCTTTGCACTGTGTCAATGAAGCAGAGATAAGGTTCACCAGTTGCCACTCTAGTCTCAAGAATTTTTTGCCATAATTTTTTAGCAGAGACTTTTCTAACAACTCGTTTTGTGTGTGGGTCAATAAGTTCCCAAGTATCATCGGAACCAGGATTAGTAGTGCAATTGTCAATAATAGACATAAACTTATCACTAACGTTAATACCATGATGAAGGTTAAGACATTTACGATGAACGTCACCCCCACTTGGTTTACGCATTTCAATAAATTCTTCAATTTCTGGATGAGATATATCTTGATATGCAGCATAGCTTCCTCTTCTAGTTTTTCCTTGTGAGAACGCTAACATTTCTGAGTCAACTACGTGCATGAATGATATTGAACCAGTAGATATAGAGCCACCAGAAGTTTCAGTTCCGTCACTTCTTATGTGTCCCCAATGTCCACCGATACCACCACCCACTGTAGCTAACCAAGCATTCTCTGTGTAGTGTTCTGTTAATCCTATTCGACTATCTGGTACGTAATTTAAAAAGCACGAAATAGGCATTCCTCTTTTAGTACCACCATTAGTTAAAATGGGAGTAGAAAACATAAACCATAGATTAGAAGCATAAGAATATATTCTGTCAGCCATAGCAGTATCATCCGAAAATGTTTTTGATACTCTATAGAAAGCGTCTTGAGGACTGTTCTCGTCTTCAGTCAAATACCTATCTTTTAAAATTCTCAAGCCTGCGTCTGTCAGCAATGCGTCCTTACTATAGTCCATATTTATTTCCCTTCTAAATTTAAATTTAATTGTTGATTGTCTTTCGTTTCTTTTTCTATAATCATGTCGATATACCGTTTAGCTTTTTCTAAATCTTGAATGCCATTCTTTTGTTTCCAACGCATTACGTATTTAATGACGTTGGCTTCACCAAACGGTATGTTGTTTTCCATAATGAAAGTTATTGGTTCTATCTTCCATTGTGTGTAGTGAGGTGGTTCTTTAATTATATCTGCCATTGCTTCACCTCACCTGTACTCATGTTGTAGTCACCGTGTCTTAATATTCTAGCAACTCTAGCTTGTTGCAAAGCGTCATGTTCAAACAAACCTTGTTTCTCATATGCTTTAACAACAAGTTCCCATTGCTTTCTTAATGGTAACTTTTTATCTTTTAATATTTTTTGTGCTGTAACTTTACCGATACTAGGACAGCCAGAAAAACCATCTACGCTATCACCAGTTAAAGTTTGTATTAAATGCCACCAGTCACATTCAGTTTTAGAACGTTTTACAATTGTTCTACCATCTTGAGAAAGTTTACCTGGAATTTGTTTTAGGTCTTTATCAAGTGAACAAATAATACGTTCTTCTTTTTTCTGAGGTTGTGTTGCTAGTATGCCTAGTACATCATCAGCTTCTAAATTAGGATAATAGATTGCGCCATACTCATCTATTAACCATTTTCTAATTGCCCCTAATATTAAAGGTTTACGTTTTTCTTTACGATTATCCTTGTAGCTAGGTAAGACATCTTTTCTAAAATTATTAGAATCAGTCAGTGCAATTGTAATACTATCAGCGTTAAGATTTGTTTTTAAATCTTCTATCTCGGATAGTGCGAGATACTTTCCTTGCTCTTCGTCAGCGTGTAGTGTCCATACCGTTGAGTCTTCCCACTTAATACTATGTTCACTCATAGTAGAAGCTTTGTACGCAACGATGTCACCGTCTATTAAGAGTCTTCTCTTCATGGATTATATCCTCCTACGGATTGGTTATGTTAAATTTTTTGATTGGAATAATTCTTTTAAAGGAATCAATATGCACTTACTTGCATTGTGGTCTCCAATCATTTTGTAATTATCTTTAAACTTATCAGCTATTTTTTTTAATTTCGGTACATCAAATATTAATTTACAATAATCTTCTTTACCTATTGATAATATATGTACCCAATAGTCTGCTTCAGTTTTAGATAGACCACTAGGTTTGCCCCAACATTCAACTTCTATTGCAATGTTTCCTGTTTTAGCCCACCAGTCTCTTTCTGTTTTTACTTCTATTTTAGATTTGTCCTGGTCCAACAGAGCTGCAACTTTTTGTTCTCTGTCTTGTCCGTATTTTAAATCTAAATCGAACTTACTATTTTTCATTAGTGTGTTTCACTCCAATTATTTCCTATTTTATATTCGCCAGTTAACGGCACTCGTAATTGAAAATGTTTGCCAGTTCGTTCAATACATTCGACAGCTAACAATCCTATTTCTGTTGCTTCTTCTCTGTCACATTCAACTTGGATTTCATCGTGTACCCACAATACTTGTTGAACACCAGAAAAGTTTTTAACAGCTTTGTCAAACTCAACTAACCATTGTTTACAAACGGCTGCGCCTGCGCCTTGCAACAAAGTATTTAATGCACTGAAAGTATTTCTTACTTTGATATGTCTTTTGTCTAGAC